AGCTAATAAAGTTTCTCCAATATCATTTATAGGAATAGAGGTAATTTTTTCTACTAATATTATGCCATCAATATCCAATGTAGTACCTGCAGCGCTTGCTAATATTTGAATAGTAGTAGATGTTTCTGGAGTAATGCTTTGCGTGTAATCTCCATTGGCTGTTACTGTAGTGCCTGCAGTAGCTCCTAATTGAACATAAACACCGCCAGAGCTATAACCGCTAACAGTAAATTGCACTTCATATTGCTTGCCTAAAGTAATTGCTGAAGAAACGCTTAAAGCCCCTTGCCCAGAAGCAACGCTTGCAAACTTTAATTGACTTGATGATATTGTAACTCCAGAGCTTTTACTCCAATCGGAATCAGCTGTAAATTGGCCATTTGCTACTTTATTTTGAGCAGATAAAACGGCTGTAGTGGTAGCAATAACTGCAGGAGCAGCCATTTTAGGGCTTAAAGTAGCAGATGGAGAAGATGTATTAGAAGCATTTGGATGCGTAGTACCTCCAATTGGAGAGGTTAATGAGTTCAAATTTGTAGTAGTAGTGGTAATAGTTGGGCTTTGTCTTTCAATGTTAAACCATTCTCCATCCCACTCATCCTCTCCAGTTGTAAAACTACCTCTTAAAAAAATATAATTTTTAGATGGGAAAGTTCCGTCTGGATGTACTAATCTACCAATAGGATTGATATATTTTGGCCTACTTCCGCTTCCATCATTTTGGTATCTTTCATGCCGCCCTAAAACTATCCTTGCGTTCATTCTGTAAATAGAAGAATTTTGCCCTTCTAAATATTGCTCTAATAAAAGTTTGGTAAGGCTTAAAGGAGTAGAAGGCGTAATTGTTCCAATCCCCCAATCCCCAGATGGATCAGTAAATACCCATGCACTTCCATTCCAAACTTGTATAGCTGAAGCATCAGAGCCAAGCGCACTATCTCCCCAATTTAATGGCCCTAAATATATTTCAGATGTATCGTTAGTGTTAGTTTGACTTATAACTTTAGAGCCTAAAGCACCGACACTAAAAGAAGAATTTAATAAATACAATTGCCCAGCATAAGGATTTCCAGTACCATTGTAAACTAATGTTTGAGTATTTACTCCATTAGGTTGAGCTACTACTTGATTAGTCCAAGTGCCAGGAGCAGCATTTAACTGATTTTTCCATTTTACTCCATGAATATTATAATCAATTCCATTTGCTGAAGTTGAAAAAGTTCCTGTAAAGCCCTTAATTTTTACAGGATCTTTAAATGAGCCATTTGAAGCAAATGCTTGCAAAATAATTTCAAACTGCCATGTACCAGTTACCCCAGTAATTGCTGGCATTTCTCCACTTGGGCTACTATGTGGAGTTAATGTAGCCATTCCACCACTATTAGAAAAAACTGGAGAAGATAATCTAATAAAATCTCCTACAGCTGGAAGAGTTGTACTCCATGCATAACCACCAGAGCCATTAGAATATAGGTATTGAGTTGAGCCAGTACCAGTAGCTCCAGAGGGAATTGATGCTTTTATGTAGCAATCAAAATTAACTGTAAAATCATTAAAAGCAGTATTATAACTTGCAACGCTTGTATCTTGCTGAAATGATAATGGTATCTTTAATAGGAATTTTGTAGCTACTTGAGGATCTTCCATTATTAATTGAGATACAGAAACTATATTTCCTACACCACCAGTTGAGTTAGGCCCTGGCGTACTTTCTGGAAATCCGTTATAATAGTTTTCGCTTCCAAAGTTTATAAAATCGCCACTGACTTTTTTAAGTATTGGATAATTCTCAAAAGTTGTGCCAGCTAATTTTTGTATACCTTTACCTGGATTAGTTTGGTTTTCTATTACTTGATTATATCTACTCCAATAAGTACTGCCTAAAAAATCATTACTTGCTATATGCGCTCCACTTAAATCATAATCTCTTGTGTTTATATTTTCAGGATTTATTAAAGTTCCAGATTCTGCAGTGTTATAGCCATCAATTTGAATGAAATGATATTTATGTTTCCAATAAATACACCTCATTCCAAAGGTTATGCAAAGGCTTTTTAAGACATCATAAGAATTTCTTACAATTATATTACCATCAGCATCCACCTCCTCCATCATTCCCATTTTTATTTTGGTTTGATGTAAAGGCCCAAAAGTCATTCCAGCGTTAGCGTGCTGCTCATTGTACCAGTTTACAGCTGCTCTAATTCTTACATCAGATGTAATTCCTTGGGTAGTTCCTGGCGGCGTTATTTTATTAAGAATTTCTTTAATCCAATAAGTAATCCTTTCCTGGCCTTTATGTTTGTAAGTAAGGTTTGTTGCTTCATCACTCCAAAAGCCAATATCTTTTAATCTTGCAAGTCCATCAGTAGCAGTTAATTTAACCTCATAAGGAAAGCTAACATCCTCTTGCGCTCCTAAATCAGTTAATAGATAACCGCTAAATAAAGGGGGATATTGTGCAGAGCCACCAATGTATAATGCTACAACTATATCCTCTTCATTAGAATTTTCAATTAATTGCTTTATAAAAACTTGATCAACTGCATCTTTTACAATAAAAGGAATTTCCATTTTAGATGCAATAATTGGAGTGTAGCGACTATCGCTATCAGTATCATAAGAGATTTTGCAACCCCCAGCTCCTAATGAGCATGTTTTTGTAGTGCCAGTAAAGTTTTGATCTCTTATTTCCAGATAGTATTGCCTGCCATTAAGTGAAAAATACTTACTTTCATATCTTCTATTATATGCCATTAGACAAATCTATTGCGGCTCACGCCAGCTTTATCATTACTTAAAAAGATATCATTTCCTACTAATCTTCCAGTAACTCTTAAATCTCCTCCCATGTAGTTTTTTAATTTATCAAGTGGGGCTATTACTTCTGGATTGCTTATACTTGTGCCACTACCCTCTCCCACTAAAGCCATTGTAGCGCCAGTAACTAATCCCCCATTTTGAAATCCAAAAATGTTTCCTATTCCTTTAAGTAATCCTGAAAATAAGCCAGAAGATGTTGGTAGCTCTTTTCCTAACATAGTACCACCAAAAAGAGCAGATGCTATTTGCAACCCAGCAAGCATTGCTAATTGCTGGGCAACTGCAGCTTTTAGATTTCTAATAAATGATTTGAAAAATCCCTCTTGAGATGTTAAAGCATTAGAAAAAGCATTTGCAAAAGTATGGCCAAATTGTCCTATAGCTGCATTGTATTCCTCTTGCATTGTTCTTAACTTTTCTGTCGCTTTAGTAATTTTGTTAAGAGGGCCTATAAAAGGTTTTTCCCCCTCAAGGCCAGCACTTTTAGGATCAAGAAAGAATGGAATTTTATGCTCGGTAGTGCCTCCGCCACCAATTCCCATAAAATCCCCTAATCCTCCTAATGCTTTAGCTGCTTTTTTTGCTGCATTTTTAACTGCATCTGCAAAAGTTCCAAATTCATGTTCATATTCTTTTGTTTCAACTTTTAATTCTTCCAAACTATCTGCTATATCCTCAAAAGGATTAGGGATTGGATTTTTACCAAAAAACTCTAAAACTTCATTAAATCCTTTGATAAGTAAAGATAAAGGGCTAAACTCTATTACCCATTGCATCGCTTGGATAAGGGCATTTTTCCACCAATCCCAATCAGATAGCCTTTCCTTAAATGCTTCAAAATTATCTGCTACATAAACTAACCCAGCAGCCAAAGCTATTATACCAAGTAAAATTGCTCCCCCTGGCGTAAATAAAGCAGCCATTGCTGTTGATAATTGCCCTACTACAAATAATAAAGGGCCTATTGTGGCAGCCAATATTCCTATAGTTGCAATAACTTTTTTTGTATCTTCATCTAAACTTGTAAAAGATGTAAATAAATCTCTTATTTTACGAACTATTTTTAGAATTATTGGTAATAATTGATTTCCTATTTCTACTGACAAATCAATTAATTGCGCTTGCATTTGCCTTACTTGATTAGCTAAACTTCCAGATGTTCTTTCAAAATCTCCTACAGCTTTAGAGCTTTGTTTTAGGGCGAGCTGATAAGTTAAAGTAGCTTTCTTCACTCTATCTAATTCCTTAAATACTAAACCTTGTTCTGCAGCAAAAGATTTTAAATCGGCTTCAGTAATTGCTATCCCTAATGATTTAATGCTTTCTCTTTCTCCTAATAATGCTTTGGTTAAAGCTAAAGATGCTCCCTCTGCTCCACCGCTAAAATTAGTGAAAGATGCTAAATCTACTGCTAATTCATTTACTTGTTTAGATAGTTCTAAAGCAGATTTTTCGGTAAATCCAAAACCTACTAATAAATCTCCAGTATCTCCAAGTAATTGCTTTGCTGCTTTTTCAGAAAGTCCAAAAGATTTCTTAAATGTATCTGCAGTTTCTTCAGCTTCTTTTTGAATGCTACTAAATACTGTTTTGAATTTAGCATCTGTTTCAGCAAAATCTGAAGCCATTTTTACAGCTGCAGCTCCAAGCCCTATTATTGGCAATGTTACATTTCTGGTAAGATTGCCTCCCACCCTTTCCATTCTTTTACCAAACTTACTTATGCTTCTTTGGGCTTTTTTCATTGCCCTATCAAAACCTCTTAAATCAGCTCCAAAAACTATATTTAATAAACCTATGCTTTTATTTGCCATGTTCTTCTAACTTTTTAATGTATTCAGCTCTTGCTTTTAATTTTTCAAAATCTACCTCTTCTTTTTTATCCCAATCAAATTTAATCAAGTCAGTAAGTTTTAATTTTTTACCTTTTGCAATTTGGATATTTAATAAGTAGCAAGTTTGCCATCTTGTTCTTTCCCATTCATTGCGCTCCCTCATCTGCTCCAATTCAAAAAAGCCATTTAACTTATTAAAGAAATGCTTTGGAATCATATTATAAAATTCCTCTACACTCATTCCCAATTGCCCAAAAGCAATTCCCTCAAGTTTATCCCAAGTTAGCTTTTCGCTTTCTTGGGCTTGGGCTTTTTTTCGCTATCTCCCCCCATCATTTGCGTAAGCACTTCCATGCATCTTCCTATAGCATCAAAATCTCCATCCATTAAATCTGCTAAATCATCTACTGACAATTTACATTCTTGTTTTGCTGCTCTATAGCCATCTTCAATACCGCAATGTATTAAAATAAGAGCATCATTCAAAGTCATATCTGCTCCTAATTTGTTAAGCTCATTTAAGCTTGTACCAGTTTTCATTGAGTATTTGCGTAAGGCCGCAAATCCAAATTTAATAGGATATTTGTCATCTCTTAATTTTACAAAAGTATATTCCATTTTTTCAAGTTTTAAAATGCTCGCACCCAAACGCAACCCACCTGAAAAAAGGATGCGTAAGGGATATTGAGCAAGGTTATTAGCTTACAGATTGAGTAATAGCTCCAGTACCTGCAAAAGTCATACTATAAGTTGCAGTATCTTCAGTTCCGCCAGTAGCAGAAAAAGAAGTTAAGAATGCACTCCCTTGATAATAAGTATCTCCAGTAGTACCCCCAGTATTTCCCCATCTTAAAGTAAATGATTTCCTTGTAGTTGCTACCCCATCCATCAAGTATTTTGCAACTAAATCATCCGCTCCATTAGTTAAAGTTGATCCAGATGCATCAGTCCAAGCATAAGCTCCATCCACACTTATTTCAAAATTTCTCTGGCCTTCCAAAGATTCAGCAAAGCCGCCACTCTCTTTATTAGAGATATCTCTGGTGTCCATATTGATTGTAATAGATGCAGTTTGAGCAAACGCTATAAGGATATTTGTTGTACTATCATAAACTTTTAAATCCGTTCCGTTAAGTATTGCCATTTTTCTATTTTTTTATTTGTTAATTATTATTATTGTTATACATAAAGAGCAGCAATTGTAACGCTTGTTACAGCACTATAAGTAATCGCTATCTCACTATTTCCATCATTAAAAGCGGCTGGAGCAAACCCT